ATAATTGCATAGCTTCCAATGCTGCTAGGTCGTCTAACCCTTTACCTTTAGCAAGCGCTTTAATCATGTAAAGTTGTTTGCTACTGGCGTGTACGCTGCCCGCTTGTGGTGTACGCATAGGCGTTATCGTGGCGTCGTGGCTGTCTATGCGGGCTTCAACTTCGTTACGGCTTGCTATCGACTTATTAACGCCGCAACCCATATAACCCAAGGCGCGCCCTAACGCCGAAGTCATACCTACCATGTATTCACTGCGTTTTGTGTAAGGCGTGTTACCTGGGAACGGTTCGGCAGCCGACGCTACAACCGGTATTGGGTCTGCTATGTCACGCCAAACAGTAACTGTGCAACGTATAAACGTGCTGCCGTCGGGCATTGTGATTACCTGATTGTCTGTTTCTTGTATGCGTAAATCAGGCCAGCGCTTTAACGCTTCTGCTAAGCGGGTTGGTACGTCTACGTAATTATCTAAATTAAATGCCATGTCGGGTATCTTTCTTTGAGTCGGGTTTAATTAACTTGCTTGTTGTATATCTCAACGGTATCACATAGATAAAACGGCACGCCCAAAAGTCCTATAGGCATTAGGTCTGCCGCGTCGACTTTATATGAACCGTCTCCCATATCTTGGCCCAGTTCGCGGCCATGCGAACCCATTAAATAGCCCAAAATGTATACGGTTTGTTCGTCTACACGGCATTGAATAAAACGTGCTTCGTTTTTATCGTGACGACGTATATATAAATCGTCGCGCGTTGCGCTTGCCCTTACTTGTAGTCGTCCTACGTCGCCTTGTAGTTTTGCAAACCCTTCAGTTACAGCGCCGCCCCAAAATTGTTGCGTAGCTTTTGCTACTGCCTGTTCTGCTATTGCGCCAATTATGTCTTTACCAAATTTTAAATGGTCTGCCACAAAACTTAGGGTTTCGGTTCGGTTACTTTTTTTACCGCTTATTCGACGTTCAACGCCTACGTATGCAGCTGTACGCAATTCGTCTAGCGTTAACGTTACTTTTAAACCGTATACGGTTGGGTCGTTTTCTATTGCTTGCATGGTGTCGGGTCCTTTAATGGTTTGTGTTTAGTGCAGGCTTTCAAATCTTTATGGCTATATAACTTTTTGGTTGGGTTTGTTTTGTGGGGTGTTTCTTTTAATGTTTGCCCACATAGGTTGCATTTCATATGCCAATTATTACGGCCATGGCGGCGGTTATTACAGCGCCCGCGAATTTGTGTTCGTCGCTTGGTGTACCTGATAAATACTTTTCGCGCAATATCGCTAATTCGTCTAACAAAATACTGTGGTCAACCGGCTTTGGTGCTACAAGTTGATAAGGCTTATTTAAAAATACTTCGTCTACAAAACTTTTAAAAGTTTCTGCGTACTTTTCTGTATACATTTGTCGGGTACTTTCTGTTAGGCCTGGGTCGGGTATCGGGTATTCGGTCATGGGTTAGGCAACGCCCAGGGGCCGTACCCTGAATTATGCCATATGGCTAACGCGGAGTTTGTGTTTACTATCGGGTCAAATAAATCGTTACAGGTTTGTAATATTCCCTTAGCTTGTAGCCAGCCTGTAGGCCAATACTTGTTAGGCCGGCACCAAAAGCCGTTAATTTGGTAATACCCGTAGCTGCCGCCTGCCGTGTCTTTGGCGTTATAGGCGTTGGCTTTGCATCCGCTTTCACGGTAAATAATGCGGGCAACCGTACCCATTTCGGTTAAAGGCCAGCCCGCTTGCTGCGCGAGTTGTAACGCATATTGGCAATCTGTTAACGGTGCTGCCGTTGTCGTAGTCGACGTTGCCATAGGCGCCAAACTGACCGTAACGGGGGGCGTTACAGGTAGGGCGCTAGGCGCGTTGTAAGCGTCGTAGGCGAACGCTAGGCCCGCCATGCTTATAGTTACAGCCGTAAAGATTTTGGCTAATAGGAAGTTCATGCAATACCCCTTTTTTCGTCGGTCTTAAAACCGTAGTAGACGCTTATGCGTTAGGTGGTGATACTGGGCGTAACCCTTGTAGGTAAAGGCTTACAAGTTCGGGGGTTTTGTCGCCAGGGTAATAAAACCAATGCCACGGTTCTTGCGGCATGACTTCTAATGACCAACCAAATAGTGGGCCTTGTTCGCATATAAACTCCCACGTTTCCCCCGCCATGTTTGCGTAGTCGACGGCTAAACCTAAGTTATGGCGGCTTGTGCCTGGCGCTGCTAGTGGGGCGTTGCCTGGGCGTAGATAATATTTGCGCCCTTGCCATGTTCGGGTAGACGCGCCCTCAATAGGTTGCAGGGTGTAGCGCTGTAAAAATCCTGCGGTTTGTTGCGCTAATGACCGGTAGGTATCGCCTTGCGAAATTGGTTTAAATTGTTTTATACCTGCAGCAAACGCCGCGGCACGTATCGCGTTGTAAGCGTTAGCGGCGCGCGGGTGTAGTTTGCCAAACGGCTTTATGTCTACCAGCATATTGGCGGGTAGTTCGCCTGGGGTTATGTGCCCCAAGGTTGCGGGTAGTACCAGTTTTTTTATGGGTGGTACTACTACGGGTTTAGGGGGTTGGGGTGCCATTTGTTGGGTCTGCAGGTTTACGTTTTAAACCGTTAGCTGCTACCAGGCCGCTTAGTGTGCCGGTCATAAACACGGTAAGGGTGGATAGCAAGTCAATAAATTGGGCGTCGTTTGGTGACTGTTCTAGTGGTTGCGTAACGAACAGTAGGCCGTAAACAAAACCTATAACGGTAATTGCAAACGTTACGGCAATAGTGCAGCCGACGAAAACTATCATTCGCGCGTGTAAGTAATCTATTTCTAATTTTTCTTTAGCCATTAAATACCCTTTCGCATTGGGTAATTGTGCTGCATCGTGTAAGCGTGCTGTTGCGTACTTTTTGTGGTGCGTTTGTTCGTGTTGTTTCGCAAGCGGTCAGGACAAATGCCAGCATGACGCTAAGAAGTAGTAGCCGTTGGCGGTACAAAATCTGTTCCGTTCCATGTGTAACCAATACCTGCGTAGCATCCGCGAAAGTTACCGTTGTAACTTGTTTGCAACCATTCGCCTGTGTAACCAAGTGATGCAATAAACGCTTGCCCTACTGGCTCGCTGTCTGGAAAGGGTAGGTTGTCGCAATCATCGTTGGCGATAACGATTACTTGCTCAACAATGGTGTTTGATACTTGTGCAAAGTTTGCCATGATTAAACCTTAAACCTTATGTAAACAATTCCAGAGCCACCAGCGCCGCCAGCTTGTGCAGCGTTGCCCGCTGCACCACCGCCACCCGATGCAGTGTTAGCGGCTGCTGCTGCACCAACCGCATTAGACCCACCAGCACCACCAACAGAAGAACCACCAGCACCGCCAGTAGTACCACCACCGCCACCACCGCCAGACTTAAATAGTGAACCCGCACCTGTAAAAGCGTTTACGTCGTAACCTGCGCCACCAGCACCGCCCGTAGTTGATACGCCGTTAGCGCCAACTGCTGTAGCACCACCACCTGCACCACCGCCGTTGCCGTTGCTTGCTGCGTTACCACCTGCGAAACCTGAAATGCTTGGTGCCATAGATGCCAAACCAGTTAAGAACGCATAACCGCCGCCGCCACCTGACCCACCTAAAGAACCTTTAACCGCGCTGCCAGCCGCCGAGTCAAAACCTGTTCCCGAACCACCACCTGCAACAGACAGTGCTCGAGCCGTGTTGTCAATACTTGAAGACGTGCCGTTAGACATAGCAGCACCGCCGGAACCAATAGTTATTGTTGTGTTGGCAGTTAAATAAATTGTTTGTTGTGCAACACCGCCAGCACCACCGCCACCGCCGACTGCGCCGCTTCCACCACTACCGCCGCCGCTTCCGGCACTAAAAATGAGTGCGTCAAACAAACCCGATTTTGTGACAGTCATTAAACCTGATGACGAAAAAGTGAGCAGCGTGTAATTTATGCCGCCAACAGTAATGCTTGATGATGACCCACCTGTAGCGGTGCCGTAAGTAACTGCGACTTGGCTAAAAAAAATTGCAGCACTAGCACTAGTAAAATAAAGCGTGCCACCCCCCCATTGTGCCAGTGCTAACGACGAGGCCGTGGTAACCGTTGCCGTACCGGCTGTAATAGTGCAGGTACCCGCGCCAATGTTCTGTATCCAAACGGACTGGCCAGCACTAAACAAACTGGTATTAACCGTAATTGTTGTCGACCCTGCAGCGTTCATGGTTACACGGGTAGACGCGTCGGCAGCCGTTAAAACGTAACTAACCGTTTTAGTTGATACCGGCAATAGTCCAATGTTATTAAGTTCGTCGGCGGTCAATACTTGCGACGCTACGAAAGGGTAGGGAGTTACGGCCATAGTGGGTACTTTATCCTAAAACGGGTTGTGGGTCTTGTATGTCTAGTAAACCATAAATTGGGTCGTTTAAAATAAACTGATACACAATTACCGTGTTAGCGGTATAAAACGTAACCCTATGCCCGTTGGATACGTTTACCGATATTTCTATGCCCTCTACCGATAATTCTTGGGCTACTTCGCCGCCTGCAATAGTGTTGGTAATCGTTATGGTGTCGCCTATGTCGACTAGCGCCAAGGTTTCGCGTTGGGGTGTTGTAAGCATTAAATAATCGGTTTGGACTGCGTTAAACGTGGCGATAGGTTCGCCCTCTAACAGGTACGTTGCCAGGGTTAGAGCTGCAGGGTCGTTATGTAAAAGGCTGTTAGTAATGCTTACGTTTTGAATAAGGTACTTAGCCTGGCTTGCTAGGTCGTCGGCTACTTCAGGGCTTGTAGCGCCTAAATGTTGAATACTGGCCCTGTTTACTATTAGGTCTGCGTTATAAATAATGCCCAAACTGTTATACGGTATGTTTGTGCCGTCGTCGTGAAAGTCGGCGACGCTACCCGAAAGGGTGTTACCAATGCGCGGTTGGCTAGTTATGTCGCCTGTACGTGACATAAAAATACGGCCCTGTTCGGCTGCCTGTATTTGGTCTATGTACGCTTTTACGTTGGTGCCTTCGGCAACCGTGTAGGCAGCTGCCCCGCCCAACGTTTGGGTACCTGTTTCAATGTCACGGCTTAAAGCCGGATAGGCAACTTCGGGCAGGTCTAATACAGCCGACAGGCGGGCGCTCGATAGTTCCTCGGATACGTTAAATTCGGCTAAAGCTGTTTGGGCTAGTAAATAGAAATCGTCGGCACAATATACCGTTACCGTGTTTTGGCCGCCTAATTCGTAGTTGTAGTCGTATGACACTATTTGCCCTACAAACAACGTTATAAACGTGCCTACGCCGTTATATCTGCCAAACGAAACACGCCGTAGTGGTGCCAATGTGAATTGTCCTGCAGGGTCTACGTACGGGCTAGATGAATAAAGCGGGTTTAGGGTGCCGCCTGCCAGGGTGTCGTTTAAATTAAACGACACTGTGCCCGCGCTAAATTGGTCTCCAATATCACGGCGCCCACGTTTAACGTTTACGTTTGTCGAGTATTGCAGCATTGGCGCGAACTCTGTAGTTCCGTCTAATACGTACTGGGTGC